GGTGTTCTTGGGCGAAGAGACCACAGCTAAAAGTTTCGCTATTCCAGTAGATCGAGACTTAGAAGTGGTAAGCTCTATTAAAGAAGGGGAGCCTGACCACTGGGCTGCTTTCGACGATCCGAATGAGCAAACATTCAAAGGGAAACACGGTGTTCGTGGATTCTCTCTCGCTCCAGCCTTGGAAATTTTCTCTGCCGATGTAGACTATAGGCTGTTGCAGGTACAGGTTAAAGGAATTATTACCGCCTCCAGTAGGTCGGAGATAGCTACATAATGTCCAGCTTAAATAACCTCTTTGGTCAGTTCTCTAATGAGTACAGTGATTTGTTTGGTGGCAATCGGGACTACCTGACTAGCTATAACACCCAACAAGGGGGCCAGACTCAGCAGGGTCAACGGAACCAGGAAACCCAACAGTTCCAATATCCTCCTGCAGGACAAAGCCAGTTTGGCCAGCAACAAGCTCCTACACCCGGCACTACTGGGTATGGGGTTAATCCCTTTGAGACCCTGACAAT